ATTATATGCGGGTGCGACCGATTTAGTAGGAATTTATGAAGGTCGGGAGTCTATCATAGATTTCAAACAAAGCAATAAACCAAAGAAAAGAGAGTGGATCGAAGATTATTTCACGCAAATGGCAGCTTACGCCATGGCACACAACCACGTCTACAATACACAAATACAGTCTGGAGTGATTCTAATGTGCACCCCAAACAATTATTTTCAGAAGTTTGTTGTAAAAGATAAGGAATTTCAACAATATATGTGGAAATGGGTCAGTAGAGTTGACCAATATTGTAACCTCTATAGTCTAAAAAAAGGGGGGTAGTATGTTTTTATTTTTTTTAGTAGGGGGGTCTAAGTGGTTACATTGGTTACAATTTTTTTTATTCAATAATATCAATGGTTTAAGGTACTTTTTAGTGGTTACAATTTGGTTACAATTGGTTACAATTTTAAAAAAACAAGTAAAATCAATACTTTTAGTGGTTACAATTTTATTTTCCCTACTTGAGAAAAAAGGTATTGACATGTTTTTAAAAAAATATGCATACCCTTTTTTTTAGACTATAGAGAATTATGAAAAAGCCAATTACATGCCAAATAAAGAAAAAGAAGTTTTATCTACATAAAATAACCTGGATTGATATAACAGGCGAAGAAGATCATGCTGATGTGGAATCATTTGATAAAATGAAATATGCTACACTGATAACATATGGATTTATTTATTCTAAAGACAACAAAGTTTTAAAAACATTTTCTACTTATGATATAGATGATGAAGTATTTAGTGGTCGAAATGTATTTCCAATGGGATGTATTAAAAAAATAGAAAAAATATCAATATAATTTCCTAAAATTTTTGTTTTTAAAAACATTTGAATTAAATTGTTTTTGATAAAAACATCTACCAGAATTTTTATAATATTGATGATTAGGAATAGGATATTCACAAAGAACATTATTTATATATAAATCATTTGTTTGAGCATATAATTTAACTAAATTTTTATCACATTTTAATTTTTCTTCAGTAATCATTTTTTGTTCTTCTCCTCCATAACGATAGTTAGAACAACCTATGTTAAAATCATCAATCATTACGAACCCTCTTTTTATTTTATGCAGTTCATCTCTAAGAGGCCAATAATCATAAAAGTGAGCATCTAAATAATATATAATATTGTGTTTTAATTGATTTACGTCTCTAACTATAAATTCACTAGATGCCAAAAATACATTAACATTTTTATATTTTTTCAATCTGAGTTTAGCTACTTCATAAATTGATTTTTCTATTTCACAGGTAATTATTTTTTTGTTTGGATAACGTTTTGCTAAAAATTCTGATGTATCACCATGGTTTGTACCTGTTTCTATTATTGTATCAATATTATTAGATTCAATAATACTACAAAAATCGTATGCTTTATGTATATCAAAATCAAATGGGCCAGAATATACTCCAAGACAATTTAATCTTTTAACAGAATAAAATTGATTTACAAATAAGTTTAAATCCTTAATCGTATTTACCATTATTTAAGTTGTTTTGTTTCTTCTTTTACTTTCTCTTTTAACTCTTCAAACTCAATACCTTCAAGTATTGGCGAGTAATCAACCTCTTGCAACTTCTGCATTAACTGCAGCAGACCAAGCTTTTTTATCTCTAGCTTCATCTCTTAATTTTCCAAGTTCAGCTATGTGATTACCAAAAGTAACTTCATATTGTTTTTGCCATTCTTCTCTGAGTTCACCAATGTATTGCACTACAAGTGGATATAATTTTGGATTTTGTAATTTACTTGCAGCCTGCCTTGCAGACTCTTTTGCATAACCTGCTTCTATCGCACACTGTGTGGCAGTTTTTCTACCTTGTTCAGATATTAGTAAATTTGCAAATTTTATTTGTTGTTCTGTTAATTTTTTTGGTAGTCCCATGTTTGACATTTAACACAACAATGATATAAAAGCAACTGTAGTTAGGTAAAAACTGGTTCACCTAATTACATATAAACTTTGAATTGATTGGCGTCGGCTTACGAAACAGTTCTTTATCTCATATTGTCTGTGGATACTGGGCGCCATGAATAGAAATTATGAACGGAAAATTACTAAGACAAGTTTTAGATAAAATGATGACTGGCAATCTGCATGCCGGTAACGCACGTGTTCAAGTTTGTCTTCCTGATGGAAAATATTATGACATTACCTCTTTACAATTATTAGAAAATAAATTAATAGGCGTAAGAGAGACTCACCGACTAGCCTTTACAGTTAAAGCTGAAACATGGAATATGGGAAAGGTTTTAAAGAAAATCGACTAGCCTGTTAACTCGAAAATAACGTGAAACCAGAAACCAAATTCTATGCACAAGTTAAAAAATATTTTAAAGAATTTAGCCTCATTCGATTGGAGAATCTTAGCGTTCCCGGTACTCCTGATCTATTGGTCTATAATAATAACTGCCACTTTTTCACTGTAGAGCTCAAAGTTACAAAAACAAACAAAGTAACTTTCTCTCCACATCAAATAGCGTTCCATGTGAAACATCCTTTGGAAACATTTATCTTAGTTCTTGATGCCAGAGACAGGCTTCCAAAACTTTATGAAGGATCAAGAATCCGGGAGCTTGACGCTTGTGGCTTGAAGCTTGACCCCCGGACCCAGGGTTGGTCTAGTTGCTCGGAATTTTTGTCAAAGCTTGGCGCTTGATGCTTGTAGCTTTGTAATCACTTGCCACGTATCTTGGTACATGCTTCAGGCTTGCTGCTTGGCGCTTGATGCTTGCTGCTTGATGCTTGGGTCTTAGTCCCTGATTCAGGGCCCACTCTTCGTGCAGGATCCGGATCGTTGTCTCCATGCTTGTTGCTTGACGCTTCTTGTTCATATTTCTCCTTTAGTTGTTTATAATAATTTGGATGTCGAAAAAAATGGCTCACGGGATTAGTGTTTCCCGTAAGCTACATTTTTAACAGAAGGGTCCCAGCACGCTCGACAGTCACCGCATACGTTGCCTTGGTCAGGAGCTGGGCAAGTTCTTCCTCCTGGCGTAGTCACAACCGTTGAAGTGTTTAACCATGAACCAGCCGGTTCCTGATCAACCATCGGCATGGAAAATCTTATCGTTAAATTGCCTGGGGCCTGATCTAAGTACTTGTTGGTCCAGGCCTCTCGTGTTGGTAACCAGTGACGCTTCTCAGGTGACAGCTCACACACTTCAAAAATTTTGAACAAGTGTGTTTCGTCTTGCACGTCTCCGGAGTCATGCCACCTGAACACGTCAGGCTTTTTTGAATTAATTAATAACGCCATTGCGTCAACCCATTCAGGCTTGACAATTGATTCTAATCGTCTGTATTGTGCTGCCTGAACAACTGGAAAGACATAGCAACCCTTCGTCGCGTAACATCCTTCACACGTTGAGCCTACAACGTCGACCAGTAATTGACCGGTCTTGCATTCCGCTGCTGGAAGGCCATAGCTCCAGCCCGGCATTTTTGATGGACGGCTCAGGCCGCCTACTAGTTTCCAAGCTTCTTGTGTATTCATAATTTATACCTTTCTGTTAAATCTATTTTTAACACGTAAACCGGGCTTAAACAATTGCCTAGTTTGTCGCGCTTGATGCTTGACGCTTGAGGCTTGTTGCTTGTCGCTCAGTTCTTTGAAAAATTTCTTACAGCTCCGGAGATAGGCCTCCGGCAGCTGGTTGTGGTCTTCTATAAAATACCTGATTAAATTATTGTGGGATCTATATCTCATACTTTCTCCTTCTGTTAATGCGGCTGGCTTAACAAGTTAATAAACGAAACCGTCGGCCGCAGCTATTTATATCAAAAATTTTTTTACTTTTATATGTGCAACAACGTCGCAGCTTGCTGCTTGAAGCTTGACGCTTGAAGCTTTTATTTTATTTTTCATTTGCTCAGGACCCGCGAGAGCTGCAGTCCCGGGTCCTGGCCTAAGGATGTTCTCTTAGAAAACACCTCCAGAGGAGCGAGTATAAGAGTGTACTTAGTCATAATAATTAGTAGGTCCGGCCCGGACGTCTCCAGACTAGTACAGGTTATTTCAACCGGACCAACAAATTACATCAGTAACGTGCGCTGTAGGCGGGGCGTTAGTTTGCAACCTTAATAACCCAGAACCCAGTTCTCACGACCTATAGTATAGTGGTTTATACCCACCGCTAACCGTTACTGATACCGGATCCAATACTCTATGCTCTGGCTATGATAGATATATTGGATCCGGCATCAGTGCCACTCATAACTCGATAGCTTTCGCATTCAGTCAGCA